GGGCATGGGAACAGGTGCATGGCATACAGGCAGACAACCTCTGGCTGGTAAATCGTCCGGTGTTCCCTGTGCGCGAGTCAGAGGTAACGGAAGTGCTTCTCGCTGCCAGGCAGATAGAAGCCGAATGTGGTGTACCGGTTCGCATGGTGGTGATCGATACGCTGGCCCGTTGTTTTGGCGGTAACGACGAGAACGATGCTCGTGATATGGGGGCGTTTATTGAGGGGTGTGACGTTATCAAACAGAAAACGGGGGCAACGGTGCTGGTAGTCCACCACTCCGGCAAAGATGAGGGGAAAGGCGCTCGCGGTTCCAGTGCTTTCCGCGCTGCGCTTGATACTGAGTTTAACGTTAAGCGTGAAGGGGATGGAAAGGCGCTTATTTTGACCTGTACCAAGATGAAAGACGCGGAGGAGCCAGAGCGTAAGGCGTATGACCTGAGAACGGCTGAGCTTTACACCGATGATGATGGTGAGCTGGTTTGCTCACTGGTGGTACACGATCAGCCGAGGGAGGCGAGAGAGGTTGAGCCAGAGTTGGCCAGCGTGTCACGTCTAAGCGATAACCACCAGGCCTTATGGCAGGCAGTGCGGTGCCGAACAGCAAGCGGTGAGCCATGCACTATCGCCGTCATTAAAGACGATCTTCGTGCAACGCTGGGTGCCGAGAAAGTGAGAAAGTCTTTTCCGCGTTGGCTGGACAAGCTGGAGAGTGAGCAAATTATTCGCATCGAGGGTGAGAATCTTTACCCGGTAACAGTCGATTAAGTGCGGCACTAAATGCGGCATGTGCGGCATTTAGTATGTTTTATATCCAAATGCCGCACTTAGTCCCTGTATACACGCGCTAAGTGCGGCATTTCACTGAAACCCCCGTCATTACTGGTTTTGAGCGTGTTTTTGAAAAATCTGGTGCGGCGCTAAGTGCGGCATTTCTAAACGCGGCGCTAAATGCGGCATCATGGACAAATCAGGAGTAAGCAAGTGAGTGATAAAGGAGGCAATAAGTCTGGCAAATTATATGGATAGAGGGTCATGGCTGAAGCCGGAGGAGGAGTTACATCGACTCCTGATGTCGCTTAAATATGGTAAAGATATGCCGGAACACGGCGAAAAAATTCATTGAGGAGATTTTATGCCAATCACAATACAAGATATTAAAACTCACAAGGACCAATACGGGCTGCATGACCTGGACACGATGAGCACAGAGGAATACCGAAAAGCCTTGTCTGATGGGGCATTCTTCTGGATTGATCACCATGACTTTGTGCGAAGCACTTTATCAGAGGAAATCTTGGCTACAAACCGGGAGCAATTAGATGCGTTGATTGAATACTTACAAAGCGTTAGTGACAAAATGTCATCCTAAACGCTGGTATTGAAAAGATGGCCGCTTTTTGGCGGCCATCTATTAATAAGTTTCAAGTATACTTCTTAAGTTAGGATTTAATGTATATTCATAGCCTTTTTGCGGCTGTTCAAAGATGATGGAGTCACTATAATTCCTAAAAATATAATAGCTGGGCGAGTAATTCAATCTTCCATTACGATCTGTCCATGTTGTTTTTATGACGTCTTTTTCTAAAAGCAATTTAAAAAAAGATATTTCTTTTTCAGACATGGCGTTAAATAATCTAATTGCTGCATTTTTTTCCAGTTGAGCAATATCATTATTGAATTTTTTCTCAAGAGCATTTTTTGCGATACTCGTTAACGCCACGCTCTGTGAACGTTCTCCTGTTGCAACAACATAGGTGATTTTCAAATTGCATAAAGAAAACAATGTAGCACCTTTAGCATGTGAGGCATTATTTTTGCCAATTAGCTTTTTTATTATGTAGAGTTGAAAGACATCCAGTTCACTAATGGAAGAGTTGATTTTATCTTTTAGCAATTCTTTTTCACGCTCTTTATTCTTTTTTTCAATCAGCGCTTGTGCTTCTATTTTTTGTTTTTCTATTTTCTTGGATATTATGGTGTGTATAGTATTAATTATAGAAAAGACTAAGCGAATTGAAGTTATTAAAATCAAACTTTGCGGGATTAATTTGGGGACTGGATCTAATATGAAGTGATCGGGTGAAGATAAGAGAATAACGGCCAAGCAAGTCAGCAATATAGCGATATTTAACCGAATATCAGTCATTCTTTGTAAGGATTCTAAAAGCTCTTTATATCCCTGCATCCACACACCCGTATCAATCTGGAGAAAATTGTAAATTGTTTATACCTTATTCTACTCTTTCCTCCTTCTTACTCAAGAGGGGGTTTTATTTAATATTTTCATGTATATCTTGAAGAGTGGCACTCAGACGTGAGCCGCCACTGGCCGTTAAATCAAGCTGTAGCGAGTACAGCCTGTGGGATGCAGAAAAAGATTTAACGGCCTTCCCTCCAAGCGCTGGTTTCACGTCTCAACGTTAATTGTTACGGAAACCACTTTATGAAGAAATTACTAGAATTACGCCAGCAAAAGGCCGCACTTAAAACCCAGATGCGTTCCATGCTGGACAAGGCTGATACCGAAAAGCGCAGCCTGAACGAAGAAGAGGGCAAAAAGTTCGATGAACTCCGCGCCCAGGCTGATGCCCTCGAAGTTGAAATCACCCGTCTTGAAGCCGTCGCCGACGATCAGCGCAATCTGCCTGGTACTTCCGTTGAAGGTGAGCCAGTAAGCAACGACGAGCTGCGCCACTACATCATGACAGGTGATACCCGTTCTCTCTCCACACTGGTGCAGGCTGACGGCGGTTATACCGTTATCCCTGAGCTGGACAAAGAGATTATGCGCCAGTTGCAGGATGATAGCGTGATGCGCTCCATCGCAACGGTGAAGACCACCAAAACCAACGAATACCAGAAGCTGGTATCTGTGGGCGGCACTACCGTTAATCGCGGCACCGAAGGTGAGGCACGTACCGAGACCAGCACGCCGAAGATGGAGCGCGTTGATATCAAACTCAACCCGATCTACGCCTACCCGAAAACCACTCAGGAAATTCTCGACTTCTCCGAGGTGGATATTCTGGGCTGGCTGTCTTCTGAAATTGCCGACACCTTCACCGCGACCGAAGAAAGCGACTTTGTGAACGGCGACGGTGATAAAAAATCCAAAGGCTTCCTGTCTTACCCTCGCGCGGCCACTGCCGACAAAACCCGTCCGTTCGGTACGCTGGAGAAGATGGAAGCGGCTGACGTTTCCTCTGATGGCCTGATCGACCTGCTGTATAAGCTGAAAGCCAAATACCGCAAAAACGCCGTATGGGTGATGAACTCCAACACCGCAGCCAAACTGCAAAAGCTGAAAAACGGCAACGGGGATTACATCTGGCGCGATCGTCTGGTTGCCGGTTCTCCCGATACGCTGCTGGGCCGTCCTGTTCAGTATCTGGAAACCATGCCGGATGCGGAGGCAGGTAAAGCATTCCTCGCGGTAGGCGACTTCAAGCGCGGCTATTTCATCGTGGATCACACCACTGGCGTGCGTACCCGCCCTGACAACATCACCGAACCGGGTTTCTACAAGGTGCATACCGATAAATACCTGGGCGGCGGTGTGGTGGACTCCAACGCCATCAAGGTGCTTGAGCTTTCCGGCTCCGGTTCCTGATTTGACGTTTAAGGGGCTGCGGCCCCTTTTTGCCCTCTGTGGAGCCCAGTAATGAAAACAATCGATTTTGAAATCCGTACCTCCGAAGTGAGCGCCAGCAACAAAAAGCTGGTGGGCTATGCCGTGCGCTGGAACAGTCTGTCAGAAGTTATCTGGGATGAGTTCCGCGAGCAATTCGCGCCGGGGGCGTTTAAAGACAGCCTGGCATCCGGTAGCGATGTGCGTGCGCTTTACGAGCATAACTATACCCAGCTGCTGGGCCGCACTAAATCCGGCACGCTGGTGCTGTCCGAGGACGATACCGGGCTGCGCTTCGAGCTGACCCCGCCGAATACCCAGCTTGGCAACGATGTGCTGGAGCTGGTGGAGCGCGGGGATATCTCCGGCATGAGTTTTGGTTTCCGGGCGCTGAAAGAGGCGTGGGATATCGGTCAGTCTCCATACCTGCGCACTGTTACCGCTGCCGAACTGCGGGAGATTACCGTTACCTCTATGCCTGCTTATCCTGAGTCTGGCGTGGAAATCGCGCACCGTTCGCTTTTCTCCCAGTATCCTGAACTGCGCCGCGCTGGCGATAACCGTCGCCGCTGGGCTGAATTAACGGGGCTCTGATATGTGGAATATCTGGCCGTTTGGCCGTAAGTCTGAACCCTCTGAGCAGCGCAGCATGACCATTGATGAATTTCTGGCGATGGCAGGGATTCCAAATACCGGATCAGGCGAGCACGTGTCTGCGGGTACTGCGGAATCTCTGCCGGCGGTCATGAACGCCGTGTCAGTTATCAGTGAGGCGGTGGCAACAATGCCCTGCTACCTCTACCGCGTGCGCAACGATAACGGGCGTGAGGCGCGGGAATGGCTGAGCAATCATCCGGTAGATTTTCTCCTGAACGAACAGCCGAACGACTGCCAGACGCCTTATCAGTTCAAGCGCACGATGATGCGCCATTGCCTGCTGAACGGTAACGCCTATGCCGTGATCCAGTGGGGTCGCGACGGCCAGCCGCAATCCTTGCATCCATATGCACCCGGGGCGGTTGTTCCTGAGCGTATCGGCCAGCATAAGTACAAATACACCGTTACTGAACCGTTTACCGGGGCTGTGCGTACCTACCTGCAGGAAGAGATCCTGCACCTGCGTTACTCCACTGACGATGGCTTTCTGGGGCGTTCGCCGATCACCGTCTGCCGTGAGGCGCTGGGTTTAGGTTTGGCTCAGCAGCGCCACGGTGCCAGCATTATGAAAGATGGAATGATGGCGGCTGGCGTGGTCACTACTGCTGAATGGCTCGACAGCGTGAAGGGCAAACAGGCTCTGGATGCGCTGGAGCGCTATAAAGGTGCCAGAAATGCTGGGAAAACGCCGATCCTTGAAGGTGGCATGGACTATAAGCAGCTTGGCATGAGCAATCAGGATGCTGAGTGGCTGGCCTCCCGTCGCTTCACCATCGAAGACATTGCCCGCATGTTCAACGTGTCGCCTATCTTCCTGCAGGAATATAGCAACAGCACCTACAGCAATTTCAGCGAAGCGAGCCGCGCTTTTCTCACCATGACGATGCGCCCGTGGCTGGCGAACTTCGAACAACAAATCAAATCTGCGCTTCTGGTGGCCTCTCCCGTTCCGGGTATCCGCTACCAAGTGGAGTTTGACTCCGCTGACCTTCTCCGCGCTACGCCGACCGAACGTTACGCCACTTATGAGCGCGGCATTAAGAACGGGATCATGAACCCGAACGAAGCCCGTGAGCGTGAGGGGATGCCACCGCGAGAAGGTGGTGACGAGTTCAGCCAGGCATGGAAGCAGGAAGTGAAGATCAGTAAGGACAACAAAGAAGGTGACGAATGAGAGCCGGAGGCCTGAGAAGCCGGATAACTATCCGGGTATTCACAACCCACAGGGAGCCATCCGGTCAGGTTGTTGAGGCATGGGAAGACGGGGAAACCATCTGGGGAGAGGTTAAGGGGATCAGTGGCCGTGAGTTAATGGCGTCAGGTGCCGAGGTTGCAGATGCGACGATCCGTGTATGGGTACGTTTCCGCCATGATATTACCGCCGCCAACCGTCTGAAAGTGCTTACTGGCCCGTTTGCAGGCAGCACTCTCAATATTATCGGGCCTCCTGTTCCTGATTCGGAAGGCATCCGGTTAGAAATTCTCTGCAAGACAGGAACGGAAAAATGACAGCAGAAATCACCCTGGAAGAAGCAAAGCTGCATTGCCGTATTGATGGTGATTACGAAGATACGCTCATACAGGCGTATATCGATGCGGCGCTGGAGGTCTGCCAGAAGCATATCGGCAAACGGTTTGATAACGGTCTGGAGTTCACGCCCGCCATCAAAATCGGCTGTCTAATGTACGTCTCTCAGCTGTACGAGTACCGCACGACAATTGGCGACACTGACGCCAAAGAGATACCGATGGCCGTTTCTGCGTTGTGGTCTGTCTACCGTGATGTGGGGGTGTACTAATGCCGTGGCAGCCAATGCGCCGGTGCACCGAGCCGGGATGTAATAAGCGGGTGAAGTCCGGCAAGTGTGATGAGCATAAGCGGGATGCCCGCCGACAAAGCGACAGCCGAAGAGGTACACGAACAGAGCGCGGTTACTCCAACCGCTGGGGCGAATACCGTCGTCATTTTCTGAAAGCTAATCCGCTGTGTGTCCACTGCCTCAAGGCTGGCGTTTATATATCGGCAACTATCGTCGATCACATCATCCCTATCGAGGGTGAAGCCGATGTGCTGTTCTGGCCTGCGAGTAATCACCAGTCGTTATGCGCTGCCTGTCATGGCCGGAAGACAACCACAACAGACCCGGTGACGAAGCAGCAGCGTAAAGCCGGTAAATTCAGTGAGCAGGAAGAAGCAGCGCGCCATTGCACCGACTGGATCTATGAGGCAAACAATGACTGAGCAGGAACAGCAGCGCCTGATTAGTGGGCTGATAAAGCAGCGCGAGGCATGGCAACCAGCCAGACAGAGAGCGCACAAGAAGCCCGTAGTAAAACGTATGAGCCAGCGCGACCGGGAGCTTATGGAATGCTTCCGCAACCGCTGACAGGCCGCGTGGACGGGGTGGGGGAGGTTTTCAGGACAAAACCCTCTCAGCGAGGAACCACCCGCCCCCTCAAATTTTTACGCACGGTGATTTTTTTGAAAATAAAACGCGATGGAAACGAGAAATTTTTATGGCAAGACCACCAAAACCGCCAGCCTACCTTGATGAGTTAGCCGCGCAGCAGTGGAAAGCGAAGGCGAAGCAACTGGCCGAACGCGGGGATCTCACTCCCGCCGACTGGAACAACCTTGAGCTTTTTTGCGTCAATTATTCGATGTACCGCAAAGCCGTGGAAGACCTTGCCAGCCGTGGATTTAGCATTGTGAACAGCCAGGGCGGCGAGAGCCGAAACCCTGCGCTGAGCGCAAAGGCCGACGCTGAAAAAATCATGATTAAAATGTCGTCGCTGCTGGGCTTTGATCCGGTAAGCCGCCGCCGTAACCCGGTGGAAACGGAAGAGGAAGACGAGCTTGACCGTCTGGAATGAGTACGCAAACGCGATAAAAACGGGCGTTATTCCGGCCTGTAAGCGCGTAAAACAGGCCGTGGAAAGGTACTTTTCAGACCTGAATGATCCTCGTTACGTGTTCGATACGGCGACTGTAGAGCGGTTTATTGCGTTCTCGCGGCTTTGTCCACACGTCAAAGGCCCGCTCCGGGGCCAGCCAATCGAGCTGGAGCCGTGGCAACAGTTCGCCTTTGCTAACCTGCTGGGCTTTAAAGTCAGGGAGTCAGGCCGCCGGAAATACAGCAGCGCCTTTATTGAGGTGCCACGCAAGAACGCCAAATCAACCGTAGCCGCCATGCTGGCTAACTGGTTTCTGGTAATGGAGAAGGGCCAGCAGGATATCTACACTGCAGCGGTGAGCCGGGATCAGGCCAGAATCGTGTTCGACGATGCCCGCCAGATGTGCCTATTGTCAAAACCGCTGAAAAAGCGCGTCAATATTCAGGCGCATAAGGTCATATTCCCGAAGAGCAACAGCCTGTTAAAGCCGCTGGCGGCGAAAGCGGCCACCATTGAAGGGACTAACCCCAGCCTGGCGATTGTCGATGAGTACCATCTTCATCCGGACAACGGCGTTTATTCTGCCCTCGAGCTGGGTATGGGTGCACGTCCTGAGGCGGTTTTGTTCGCCATCACCACTGCTGGGAGTAATGTTGTCTCTGCCTGTAAGCAGCATTATGACTACTGCTGCCAGATTCTGGCCGGGGAAGAGAGTAACGATTCGCTCTTTGTCCTGATCTACGAGCTGGACGATGAAAGCGAGGTTGAGCAGCCGGAAATGTGGATCAAGGCGAATCCTAACCTGCATGTGTCAGTTGACGCAGCGAAACTGGAATCCACTATCCAGAAAGCGCGGGGTATACCGTCGCAGTGGGTGGAAATGCTGACCAAACGTTTCAATATCTGGTGTCAGGGCTCCACGCCGTGGATGGGTGCCGGCGCATGGGATGCCTGTGCGCTCGACTACGCCGAAGAAGACCTGGCCGGAAGGGAGTGTTACGCCGGGTTTGACCTGTCCTCTACCAGCGATATTACCAGCGTGAGTTACGCTTTTCCGTTCGACCGGGAAATCCGCATGCTGACCCGCCATTATCTGCCGGAAGCGCAGCTGCTTAACGTCGCCAACAAAAACCGCGCCATCTACCGCCAGTGGGTAAAAGCGGGCTGGATACGTATCACGCCCGGCGACTGTATCGATTATGACCGCATCCGTGACGATATTCTGCGCGATGCGGAAACTTTCAATATCAGGCTGGTGGGCTTCGATACGTGGAACGCCACGCATCTGCGCACCCAGCTACAGGGGGCGGGGCTCGATGTGGAGCCGTTCCCGCAAACCTACCTCAAGTTCAGTCCGGTAGCGAAATCCTTTGAGGTGTTCGTTAACCGTAAGGTGTTGCGCCACCGCGGCGATCCGGTTCTGGCCTGGGCTATTGGTAACGTGGTGATGGAGTCTGACGCGAACGCCAACATTAAGCCCAACAAGAAGAAATCCTCCAACAAGATAGACCCGGCTGTATCCGCTTTGATGGCGTTCGGTACATTCCAGGCTGAGCACGAGGATTTTGCTTTCGATATGACCGACAGCCACAAACAACGGCTGGCGAAATTTAACGGTATCTGACAGGAGTTGAATGATGAATACAGCTAACAATGAAACACTTGCTACCATCCGTATGTCTGGCCCGCTAGGTAAGATCTTCGGTAAAACTCACCAGCGCCTGATACGGACTACACATGAGGCTTTCCGTGCTTTAGCCGTAACAATCCCTGGATTCGAAAAATACATGAATTCAAGCAGAGCACGCGGTTTAACGTATGCGATTTATGTCGGGAAAAAGAATATTGGAGCAGACGATCTGGAGTTTCCGAATAATGGGCGCGAGATTCATATTGTGCCTGTGGTAATCGGCAGCAAAAAAGCAGGGGTGCTGCAAACTATTCTCGGCGCGGTGCTGGTAGTGGTAGGGGCAATTGGGGTTACTGTGGGGCAGGCTTGGGGCGGCGGTACATGGGGGCCGGTTGCATGGAAGCTTGGCGCAGCCATGATTGCTGGTGGAATTGTGCAAATGCTATCCCCTCAGCCCACGGGCTTAGCCAGTAAACAGGATGCCGATAACAAGGCTTCATACGCATTTGGCGGCGTTACTAATACTGCTTCGCAAGGTTATCCGGTACCATTGCTTTACGGTAAGCGCCGTATTGGTGGCGCAATTATCTCGGCGGGGATCTATGTGGAGGATCAGCTTTGACAAATCAGGTACAACTCTGGCCGGAAGGTGAGGTATTTACCCGAGAGGTATTGATACCGACAAAATACGAGCCATTACCAGTGGAGGTAACTTACATCGTTCCTCCTTTCGATATCGTTGTTGAGACGTGGCAGAACAGGGACCCGGCAAAGGCTTACTCCCTGTTTAGACAGTTTATTGTTGACTGGGATCAGCAGGACAAACTCACCGACGATATTCTAATGTGTTTTCTGACAGCCTACCCCGGTACAGATGAAGCTATTTTTGCGGGTTGGTGTGCACATATGAAAGCGCAGCTTGAGAAAAATCAGGAGTCGTTTATCCATTCGCCAAACACTATCAACTAAGACTACATGTGCTTTATGCGGCCGCATTGAAATTTTGTGAGCCAACAATAATGGCTCGCAAATCTGTTAATTAAATAGGGGATGAAGTGAGAAAGTTAATTACCTTGTTCGTTGCATCTATTTTATTGGCTGGTTGTTCAGTTGATACGATTACAAGCAAGCCTCCCATTTTCACTGGTAAAAGCAAAAAAAAACCAGCTGAGGTGGTTCGCTGCTTGGCTCCTAAGATGTCAGATCTGAACCCATCAGCATCAACAATGGAGACTGAAACGGGTTACAGAATAGTGGTATCTGTTTCTGATGTTGGTGCTTCAGTTGTCGCTCTTGTGAACGCTGACGGTGAAGGTTCCGAGGTCAAAATGCACGCCTTTACAGCCGGTTATGGAAACCCGTGGGGTAAGATGGCTATGTCCTGTATATAAATAATTTGCGTATGGGGCAAGAAAGGGGGTGCCCGGCTTGCGCCGGGCGGGCTTTTTACGCTATCTATGCAAAACATAAGAAAGGCAGACTGCTATAAACACTGCTAAAAGCGGAGTAACTCCGCCTGCAGCGAATGCCGTAAACAGCACAGCGATTACTTGTGCACGCTTAGACAGCAGGTCTGAGCCCATAATAGAGTCGAACATAAATTCTCCATCATGGTTCCTGCCGTCTCTTGATGAGTTGGGAGCAAGAGTCCAGACCCGTGGCGCTTTTAGTGTTGATCCAGCGACTTTGGCCGCCACGACCCAACTGGAAGTTTAGGCCTTTCGGCCAAACCGTTACTCCAAAATACTCACTTAAAGTATCCTATGGGTATCCTAGAGAATTGCTTTTACTTACCAGTTATTGTAAGTCTTTGATATTTGGTGGCCCCTGCTGGACTTGAACCAGCGACCAAGCGATTATGAGTCGCCTGCTCTAACC